TTTATCACTTCCAGCAGCAGCTGATTGTGTAGGGTCTACTTTTCATTTTGTAATGTTAGGTACAGCAGGTAATGATGTAGACATTATTACTAATGGATCTGAAAAAATTATAGGTTGTGTACCAAAAGGTGATGGTGACAACGTAGGAATTTCAGATGCAAATGATTCTATAGGTTTTGATGCCGATGCAGTTGTAGGTTCAAGTTTTAAAGTGACTTGTATTTCATCTACAGCAGCACTAGCTTTCCTTGCACACGACATCATTGATGGACTTGCAGCGAATGTTGGTTCAATAAATCTTAAGTAATAAATAATTAATGTGGGGCTTCGGCCTCACAGTTTCTTAATTAAGGAGGGAGACAAATGGCAGATACAGTAACAGGACCTACAATCTTGCAACAAAATGACAAGAGAGTAGTTATCAAGATAGTCAATCAATCAGACGGTAATGGTGGTGCAACAGTCTTTGCAGATGTTTCAGCATTAGCAGCTAACAAAAATGGACAAGCCGTTACAAGAGTAAGCTTACAAAGAGTATGGTGGTCTTGTGCAAATGGTGATGGTGGTGATTCTTTCGCACGTTTAGATTATGAAGATTCAGATGGTGATATACCTATCGTAACTCTGGTTGACTCAGGGTATTGGGATCTAAGAGAATTTGGTGGAATACCAGCAAATACAACATCTAACTCAAACCAAAACGATGTTAACTTTGTAGTTCCAGGTGCAGCTGATTCAGGAAATACATACACAGTGATTGCAGAATTTATTAAAAACTACTAAGCTTAATTATGGAAATAAGTGTTGAAGATTATACTAACGAGCTTGTAGGCTTTGCAAAAGGTGGCATGCCTAGTCGTTCTAAAAAAAATTACAGGTCCACCAAAAGTGGAGCTGGAATGACTCAAGCCGGTGTTAAATCTTATCGAAGACTTAATCCCGGTAGTAAGTTAAAAACAGCCGTGACAGGGGATGTTAAGAAAGGCAGTAAGTCAGCAAAAAGGCGTAAGTCTTATTGCGCAAGATCGGCAGGTCAGGCTAAAATGCACAATATAAGTTGTCGCAAAACGCCTAACAAACGCATATGTCAAGCGAGGAGAAGATGGAAATGTTAACAAGATTATTTAAGTTCGTTGATAGAGTATGGGGAAAATTAACAGATAACTGGAGCTACTGTAGCTTATGTATGAAAAAAGACGTGGCAATAGTTATTTTAATAGTGTTATTAGTTGGGTCTGTACTTTAATATTTAAGGCTCTAGGTTTCTTTGCATTTTTTTCCTTGAGTATTTTTTATGTAGGGATTATTATGTGGGCTATGTTATATTATTCTTATACAAGGGCTTATAATGCGTTTAACTAATAATTTTACCCTTTCTGAATTAACCAAGTCACAAGCGGCTGAAAGATGTGGTTTCGACAACAATCCCGACAAGGAACAGGTTGCTAGCTTAGTCTTACTAAGTGAAAATGTGTTACAACCTATCAGAGACCATTTTCAAAAACCTGTGCTTATATCTTCCGGGTATCGTTCGCCTAACGTCAGCAGGCAAATAGGCTCTTCATCAAGATCACAACATTGCAAGGGCCAAGCAGCTGATATAGAGATACTAGGCTTATCTAACCAAGAGCTATCTGATTGGATATTTGAGAACCTTTCTTTTGATCAGTTAATATTAGAGTTTCACGATTACGTAGAGCCTAACTCTGGTTGGGTGCATGTATCCTATGTAGCTAAAAAAACTAATAGGTACGAGTATTTAACTGCGGAAAGAGAGGAGTCTGGGAGGGTAAGGTATAACAAATGCCGATAACAAGAGCCAACATAGTGCATCAAATTAGCAAACCTCCTGTGAAAAAAAAGAAAAAGAAGAAGGTGGAAAAGGTTAAACTTAATAAAAAGTAAGGTCTGGCTAGGCCTTTCAAAAACTGATAAACTTTGTATATGGCAAAAATATGTGCAAAAGGCAAAGCAGCCGCTAAAAGAAAATTTGATGTTTATCCATCTGCATACGCTAATATGTACGCTAGTAAAGTATGTAAGGGGAAAATTAAAAAAGCCTCTAAAGGTATGCAAGTTACAGGGTCACCTATTGACGTTCAAATTGATGGTGTTTCTGTTACTAACTCTAGTACAGCAGAGTATTACAAGGATTTAATTAAGTAATGGGTGCTCTAAAAGATTGGTTAAATGAGAATTGGGTTGATATAGGTGCTCCTAAAAAAAATGGTAAGTACCAGCCTTGCGGTCGTAAAAATACAAAGACCTCAAAGCGTAAGTACCCTAAATGTGTTCCAGCCGCTAAAGCTGCAAAGATGAGCAAAAGTCAAAAGACTTCTGCCGTTAAAAGAAAAAGGGCGAAAGCTCAAGGGGTTGGAGGAAAACCGACCATGGTAAGGACAATAGATAAAAAATATTATGGTGGTTTAATACAATTTTAGGAGATTATTATGTTAAGAAGACCAGGTGAATCAATATCAGCAAGAGATCTAAGAGCTATACAAGCGGAACGTAGAGCTAAAGCACGTAGAGCTAAATTAAAAAAGATAGGTAAAAAGGTTACTAAAGGCAGAATTGATGTACCAAAAACTGCTAAGAAAGTAGTTAAAGCTACAAAAAAAGTAGTTAAAAAAGTTGGTAAAAAAGTTGGTAAAAGCACAGCTGCAAGACTTGCTAGTGTTGCACTTAAATCTGCTAAAGCCCCACTTGGTAAATTTGGCCCGTTAGCGGCTGCGGTAACTTTAGCTTATTATGCGGGTGAAGAGTTTTTTCCAAATAAAGCCAAATCAAAAACTACAACTACCAAAAAACCTACTGCTAAAAGTGTACCAAGTTCTTTTGGTTCAGCATTTAAAAAAGCCTATAAAGATAACCCAGGTGGAAATTTTACCTATAAAGGTAAGAAGTACAAAGCTGTTATGAAAAAACCTAGAAAAGAAGATAAAGGTGTAAGCCAGTCAGATATTATGGGTGGGACGGGTAGAATGGCAGGCGGCATGATGAAAAAATATAATCATGGAGGAGCAGTTAAACCTTTTAGAAGAAAATATCTTGGAGAAACTAACGAAAAATACAATGAACGTAAGCAAAAACACATAGCCTACTATACAAAACAAAATGAAAAAAGTAAGAAAAAAGATAATAGCAAGTTTGATGATATAGGTTTATCAGAGTTTGGTAAAACATACTTGCTCGACAAAAAACGTAAACTATCTCCAGGTGAAGATAAAATAAGAAAATCCGACATGATGGGTGGCACACCTTTAGGCATGTCAGTTGACGAAAAGAAAAAAGCTAAGAAGAAATATGATCCTACCAAAGCAAATCGTGCGGGTCAAAGAATGGGTCAACGTAAAGCTGGCGGCATGATGAAGAAGATGGCTGGTGGTGCTGTTAAGAAGTATAACGAAGGTGGCCTTAAAGATGTGCCAACCAATAAACAAAAAAGTCTTGGTCAGTTACCTACGAAAGTTCGTAACAAAATGGGCTTTAAAATGAGCGGTGGCATGGCTAAGAAAAAAATGATGGGCGGCGGCATGATGAAGTACAAAAACGGCACTGGTAAAAAAGGTGTTGCTGTACAAGCTAGAGGCTGTGGCGCAGTTCTTTCAAAAACAAAAACTAGAGTTACCTAGGAGCCAATATGAGTGATAAAAAATCAGAAAAACAAATAGAATCAGAGAAAAAATATAAGAAGTATTATGAAAAAAATCCTATAAGATTTCTTTTTATGGATGACATAAATAAATCTGGTAAAAAACCTAGAGGTCGTGGTGAATTAAAGAAACAAAAAGAAAGAATAAAACAATATCTTAAAGATACAAATCAGAGACCTATGGAACCAAGTTTTGGTATAGAAATTAACCCAGACCTTAAAAGCAAAGGCGGCAGTGTAAAAAAATATAGTAGAGGTGGTGGTGCAGCAGTACAAGGTACAAAATTTAAAGGTTCTTATTAAGGAGGCTAAATGGCAACTTCAGGTACAACAGCATTTGATTTAGATATCGATGACATCATCGAAGAAGCCTATGAGCGTTGTGCTGTTAGAACCAATAGCGGTAAGGATTTAAAATCTGCTCGCAGAAGTCTTAATATTATGTTTTCCGAGTGGAGTAACCGAGGAGTGCATCTCTGGAAAGTAACCTTAAATACACAAGCCTTAACTTCAGGTACGGAAACTTACACAACCCCTACCGATACCAGTGATGTTTTAGAAGCCTATATCAGTAGTTCAAGTGGAACTACTAGTTCAACTAGTGATGTAGCTTTAACTAAAATATCAAGAAGCGATTATGCAGCAAAAAGTAATAAAGGTGCGACAGGTCAACCGTCTGAGTATTACGTAGATCGTCAAACAACACCTACGATCACTTTGTACCAAACACCTGATGCAAGTACTTATACCCATTTAAAATTTTATACAGTTAAACGTATTGAAGATGCGGGAGCTTACACTAACCAGTCAGATGTAGCTTTTAGGTTTATACCTGCAATGGTTGCAGGTCTGGCTTATTATTTAAGCATGAAAGTTAACCCTCAAATGACTCAACAAAATAAATCGATATATGAAGATGAGTTAAAAAGAGCGTTAGACGAAGACAATCAAAGAACTTCGGTGTATATTGCACCGCAAAACTACTATTCTTAGAGGTTATTATGGCTCATGCTCGTGGAAAATATGCTAAAGCAATATCTGATAGATCAGGTATGGAGTTCCCTTACAGGGAAATGGTCAAGGAGTGGAATGGTTCATTGGTGCACAAATCCGAGTTTGAATCAAAACACCCTCAGATCAGAAGAACGCATCACAAAGCTGATGCCATTGCTTTAGCGAACCCAAGACCAAGATCAAAAGAAGATAATGATGCTTTTTTAATATATATAAATAATGGTTTTAATAGCTCAAGCATGCAACCGGCATCTAGTGATAACATGTTAGGGACACTGTTGACATCTTTTGAAATGACAGCTAGCGCTGGAGAGGTAACCATTACAATATCATGAGTATTACACACGCTAATTTTTTAACACAAGTAAAAAGCTACACTGAAGTAGACTCAAATGTCTTAAGTGACACTTTATTAGATCAATTTATCCGTAACACAGAATTAGACATAGCGGGCAAAGTTGACTATGACGATTTAAGAGCATATAAAACATCCAGTTGTGTAGCTAACCAAAGATTCTTAACAATGCCTGATGGTATTATGTATCTAAGGTCAGTGCAGGTTACCAGCAGTGGTACTCGTATCTTTTTAGAAAAAAGAGATACTAGCTTTATATCAGAATTTAATTCAACCGATGCGACAGGCATACCTAAGTATTATGCTAACTGGGATGACGGTACGATCGTTGTTGCACCCGTTCCATCCACTGCTCTAAGCGTACAAATTAATTATGTTATAGATCCACCGCATTTTAATAGTTCAACTGCAACTTTCTTGTCAGTTAATCAAGAAGCAATGCTTTTACACGGTGTCCTGGCTGAATGTTTTAGTTATTTAAAAGGGCCGGCTGATATGTACACATTGTACAAAAGTCAGTACAATGAAGAAATACAGCAGTTTGCTTTACAGCAAATGGGGCATAGAAAACGTGGGCAGTACGAGGACGGGGTTCCTAGAATTCCAGTCCCATCAGTTTCACCAAATGTTAAGGGAGCAGGATAATGGCAATAACAACAAACGCTATCTGTAATTCGTTTAAAAAAGAATTATTGGAAGGCACTCATAATTTTAAAGCAAGTGGTGGTAATAGTTTTAAACTATCGCTTTACACTAGTAGTGCAACTCTAGGTAAATCGACTACATCGTTTACTTCTGATAACCAGGTATCGAATACAGGTCAATATGCGTCAGGCGGCAGTGCTTTAACTAATGGTGGCACCTCGCTATCAACAGATACAGCATTGGTAGATTATGCAGACTTGTCGTTCACAGGTGTTACCTTAACCGCAAGAGGAGCATTAATTTATAACGATACCCAGACAGGTGATCCAGCAGTATGCGTATTAAATTTTGGTGGTGATAAAACAGCTACTAACGGCACCTTTACGGTTCAGTTTCCAGCTTTTTCATCTTCTGCAGCAATTATACGAATAGCATAGGAGTAGCACATGGCCTTAGTAATCAATGACCGTGTAAAAGAAAGTACCGCAACTACTGGAACCGGTACAGTTACTTTAGGCGGTGCAATTCAAGGTTTTGAAACTTTCTTAGCGGGTGTCGGTAACAGCAACACTACTTACTACTGTATTGTTTTAAATGCAGAATTTGAAGTAGGTTTAGGTACCTTAGCAGGTGATAGTTCAACTCTGGCTCGTACTACAGTTATATCAAGTTCTAACAGCGACAATGCAGTAAACTTCTCATCGGGTACTAAATTTGTATTCTGTTGTTTACCAGCAAGTAAAACTACAATATTAGATGCTAGTAATAATTTAACGTTGCCCGGCAAATTAAGTATGCCTGATGTTACATCAGGTAAAATATTAGTTGCCGATGGCACAAGCTATGAAGAAGTAGCAGTAAGTGGAGATGTAACTATTGCTTCAAGTGGTGCTATAACAATTGCTAATAATGCTGTAGAAACAGCGATGATTAATGCTGATGCAGTAACGGGTGCTAAAATAGCAGATGATGCTATTAACTCAGAGCATTATACTGATGGTTCAATTGATACAGCCCATATTGCTGATAGTCAAATTACTAATGCTAAAATGGCAGATAATGCTATTGATACAGCAGAGATCGCAGCAAGTGCAGTAGAAACTGCAAAAATAAATAATGGTGCAGTTACAACAGATAAGTTAGGAGCAGATGCCGTTGATGGTACTAAAATTGGCGATGATCAAATAAACTCTGAACATTATGTTGCTGGTTCTATTGATACTGAACATATTGCAGATGCACAAATTACTACAGCAAAAATAGTAGACGCTAATGTAACTACTGCCAAAATAACAGACGCTAATGTAACTACTGCAAAAATAGCGGCTGATGCGATTACAGGTGCCAAAATAGCAGATGATGCTATTAACTCTGAACACTATACCAATGCTAGTATTGACACAGCACATATAGCTGATTTACAAGTTACCACAGCCAAAATAGCGGCTGATGCGATTACAGGAGCTAAGATTGCAGATGATGCAATAAACTCAGAGCATTATACCAATGCTAGTATTGACACAGCACATATTGCTAATGATCAAATAACAAATGCTTTAATGGCTGATGATGCTATTGATTCAGCACAGATAGCAGATGGTTCAGTAGATACTGCACATATTGCAGATTTAAATGTAACCACAGGAAAGATTGCAGCCGATGCGATTACAGGTGCAAAACTAGCTGATGATGCAGTAAATTCAGAACACTATACCGATGCTTCAATTGATACTGCACATATTGCAGATGCACAAATTACTACAGCAAAAGTAGCAGACAATGCTATAACAACAGCTAAATTAGCTGACAACCTAGCACCATCAAGACCTAATGCTTTACCTATAATTATTAATGGTAACATGGCAATAGCACAAAGAGCCCATGGAGCAGTAACAGGTTTAGGAGATGGTGATGAGGGTTACGTTAGTGTAGATAGAATTAGACATACGATTGATGGAACAACAGCAGGAAGATTTTCTTCTTCACAAGCTCAAATAAGCGATTTGCCTGGTTTTGCTGAGTCTATACTTATAGACTGCACTACAGCAGATACTTCTATTGCGGCAGGTGAGGGGTTTAATTTAGAATACAAATTTGAAGGACATGATTTACATCATCTGCAAACAGGACATTCAACAGCAAAACCATTTACTATTGCTTTTTATGCTAAAGCAGATGCGGCAGTAGTTTATTCAGTAGAGTTTAAAAACACTGACCACAACCGACATTGCACAAGAGCATTTACAACTACAACAGGTTGGACTAGGCATGTGTTAGCTTTCCCAGCAGATACAGCTTCACAATATACCAATGATAATCAACATAGTGCTAGTCTTAGATTTTGGTTACACGCAGGCTCTAACTTTACAAGTGGAACTCCTGCCAATGTATTTCAAGGCGTAACTACAGCAAACACAGTAAGAGATATTGGTTCAATTTTTGCAAACACAAGTAGGTTTATAAATATTACTGGAATACAAATGGAAGTAGGTTCATTTACTGCGGATACTATACCAGACTTTCAATACGAAGGTTATGGTGAAAACTTACAAAGATGTAAACGCTATTGTCAAAGTACATTTAATCAACACGAAGATATTGGTGCTGCATCAGCAGTAGGAATAATTATAACGTGTGCAACAGGAACAGGAACAGGTAGAGTAGCAACAGGACATCAATTCCCTGTTAGTTTTAGAGTCAGCCCAACTATTGTAGTTCGTAATCAAACTGGTGGCACGACAGGTAGTGGTCGGAATGGCGATACAGGTGGATTAGTAACTATGTCTGCTGGTAATGCTTCAACAGACTCAGGTCATTTTGAAAATTCTGAAAATTTTGGGAATGATGGTGCTCAATTACAATTTCAATTTTCAGCAACGGCAGAATTATAGGAGACTTTATGAAACCTTTAGGTATAAACACAATAAGTACAGTAAAGAAAATAACTATGAGTGGTGTGATTAATACTTTAAAAGTCGTTGATAGTGCTAATGATGTGCGTTTCGTACCAATAGCTGCAACTGATGATAGTGATAATTTAATATCACCTAACACAGATTACTTAGCGGTACTAGAATGGGCAGCCATAGACGGTAACACCATAGCGGATGCGGATTAGGAGATAGCTTATGTTTTTTGGAGCAACCACATTTGCTGAAGATTGTTACGGATCAGAAGGTGTACCATTAACAGCCGTACAAGCAACAGGTATTGCACTAGCCTTAAATCAAACAGCCGTTGTTACAGTAGCAGACGCAAACGTTAGTCTTACTGGCAGTGCGATGGCATTTTCAATTAATGAAGTTATTATTACAGCTAGTGCTGATGTACCAACAACAGCACCTGGTTTATTAACACTGAGCGTAGGTGTAGCTAATGGTATTGCTTGGGCTACAGTTAGTAACGGTACGACACAAACATGGACTACTTCTAGTACAGGCACTACTCAAACATGGGTGCCCGTGGATGAGGTTGAAAAGGTTGCTTAGTACACTTATAATGAATATAAACATACACAGTAGGTAATCATGGCATCAACATTCTCAAGTGACTTAAAAATCGAATTAATGGCAACAGGGGAGAACCCTGGAACATGGGGTGACAAAAGTAATAACAACCTTAATGTAGTCCAACAAGCCGTAGCAGGGTACGAAGAGATAGCGGTAACCTCTTCAGATATTACTTTGGTTATGTCAAATGCAGTCATATCTAATGCTAGAAACATGAGTATTAAATTTACAGGCACTTTAGGGGCTAACAGAATTGTAAATATGCCCGCTTCGATAGAAAAGTTTTTTAATATTATAGACGGCACTAATCACGCAGGGTTTACTTTAACTTTTAAAGTTACTTCGCAAACTGGTTTTTTGTTGTGTGAAGGTAATCATTATATTTGTCATTCCAACGGTACTGACATAGTTAAAGATCAAGAAACTAGATATTGGCGTGTCCTTGCGGCAGCTGAAACAGTACAAGCAGGAGCACAAATACTAGTTGATACTTCTGGTGCGGCCAGAACAATTACTCTACCAGCATCACCTGCGGCAGGAGATGAAGTAAGTTTTCTAGATTCAGAAAATACTTTTGATACAAATAATTTAACGGTAGGGCGTAACAGTTCAAATATTAATGGTTTGGCAGCTGACTTAGTAGTGGCAAATGAAAGAGCCTCTTTTAGTTTAGTTTATTCTGGAGATGCCACTGTTGGTTGGCAATTTAAAAATAGAGATCAATCGTTACGCAGTGGTTCGGATATTCTTTTAGATTCTCCAGGCGATGTTATTTTAGATGCTGATGGAGCAGATGTTATTTTTAAAGATGGTGGTACTGAGATAGGTAGATTCACAAACAGCTCAACTAATTTTGTTATTCAATCTACAGTATCCGATAAGGACATGATCTTTAAAGGTAGTGACGGAGGTTCGGCAATAACAGCCTTAACTCTAGACATGAGTGCAGCAGGTGCTGCAACTTTTAACAATGATGTAACTGCTTTTTCTGACGAGAGACTAAAATCAGACATAAGGACTATCGACAACGCTTTAGATAAAGTAATGAATATGCGTGGTGTCACTTTTGACAGAGAAGGTAGAAAAGGAACTGGTGTAATTGCTCAAGAAATGCAAAAAGTAATGCCAGAAGTAGTACACGATGAAGGTGTGTATATGTCAGTTGCTTACGGCAACCTTGTGGGTGTTCTTATTGAAGCAGTTAAAGAGTTAAAAGCTGAAATAGAGGAACTCAAACATGACAATAAAAAGTAGTGGCTCTAGTTTAGCAATATCTGAAATAGCGGCAGAGTTTGGGGGAAGTACTCCACATTCAATGTCTGAGTATTATTCTGGTGGAGATAACGTACCTTCAAGCACAGGAGACATAGCATCATCTGGTGCTAACTCAATGTCTAATTTTTACGGTACTTCAAATCGTATAATTATTACTTTGACTATTTCAGGCGATACAAACAATTATAATATATTTAGCAATAAGGGTGGAACTTACTCTGCGGGTCTAAGTGATGTGACTTTAGTAAACAACGCAAGAATTTCGTCCAGTTCGACAGGCACAGCTGCAGTAGATACAGGTTCTGGTTGGGCAAACGGTGACACTATTACCATTGATAATAACTCAACCATTGTCGGTGATGGTGGAAACGGTGGAGCTGGTAGCAGCAGTATCGGTGGAGGTTCAGCAGGTAGTGCCGCAGGACATGCTGTCAATGTTCAATTTAATACTACGGTCGATAACACTGGCGGAACTATTTCTGGCGGTGGTGGCGGTGGTGGCGGTGGACTGGGGACGCAAACTACGTCACAAGGAAAAGGCGGCCAAGTTTCAACCCTACATGGTGGTGGCGGTGGCGGTGGTGGTTTCGGTGGTGGAGCCGGTGGAGCTGGTGGAACCCCTACAAGTGGTAATAATAACAATAATGGAAACGCTGGAGCTGCTGGTTCTGTAAGTGCAGCGGGAGCTGGTGGATCGGCCATAACTAGCGGAAATGCTGGTGGAGCTGGTGGAGCAGTTGCAACAGCCGGAACTCAAGGTGGTGGATCCGGTGGAACCGGTGGTGCAGCGGGTAAAGCTATAAACTTAAACGGAAATACTGTAACATTTACAGCTACAGGTACAAGAAACGGAGCAACCTCATAATGATTTTATATAGAGCATGGATTCAAAACAAAACAGTTATACACCGCACCTACTGGGGTGGTAGTGAAGATGCAGAAACAATAAAAGTTAAGAATGAAATATTAGCTAAGTTTCCTGATGAGACCTACCCCTTTGAAATGCAAGTATGGGGTGTAAAAATGGGTGCAAATAAATACAGCGTTCATAACTGTAGCTGTGCATCAGATTATAAAGACAGCAGTAAAATTCAAAACAGTCTTTTGTTAAATCATGACTTCATTAAATACTTCTATGACTTAGATACATCAACAAAGACTATGGAAATAGTTTATAAAGCAGGAGCAGTTATGCCTGTTGTTACAGTACCAAGTAACCTAACTGTAAAGTATGTAACTGATATGTGTAATGCTGCTTTTGAACTACAAGCAACACAAGCTGTTTATGTAAGTGGTACTAATAATGATGTATGGGCGTGGGCTGAATCATTAAAGTCAGATATTGTTATGCCTATAAGTAAAACAAAAACATTAGCACATGCTGATGATATATTTAAATTTCAATTTAATAATGCTAAACAATTAACTGATGTAATACTAGTTGCACACTTAGAAAGATATATGGTGTACGGAGAAGGTAATAATCTTTATACAGAGTACACAGCAGACTATGCTGATGAGCTTACTAACTTAGATGATACTGAGATTGTTATTCCAAAGCTTGACAACTCTGGAAATCGTATAGCTCAAACACAGAACAAAGCTGACATTAAAGAATATGTTAGAGTTCCTAAAAGCAATGGAGAAAGTGGGTATGATATTGTTCTTATTAAAGATCTATAAGAAATTGCATATAGGTTTTGGTGCAACTCATGTTGTTGGAATAAACGGTATCCGTTACATTTCAAGATGGGGTTTCTGGACTAAACCGTTTACAATTTTAGTATCAAAGATACACCCAATCAACGCTACTGTAGAATGTATACCTGACACAAAGCCTGATGCGAGTGTCATATATCACAGCCATCCATTTAATTTTGCCTCATTTATATTCAAAGGAACTTACACAGAAGAGATAAACAATGACGGTAATATTATTTTAAAAAAAAGAAAGTGGTTCAACTATGTAAGTAAAGATACTTACCACAAGATAACGTGTGAAGAAGATGTGTGGTCTATACAAATTGGGTTCTTTAAAAATAACAAAGTAAAAATTAAAATAGATAATAAAATATACGCACACAAAAGAATATTTACTACAGGGGATATAGATAAATGGCATTAATACGAATACCATTTAAACCAGGTTTTAATAAACAACTAACCCAGTCATCTGCGGAAAGCACATGGACGGATGGTGACTTTGTACGTTTTAGATACGGGGAGCCTGAAAAGATAGGTGGGTGGCAAAAACTAACTGCTAATACACTAGCGGGTGTGGCAAGAGATTTACATAATTGGACTGATTTAGATGGTAGTAAATATTTAGCGATTGCTACTAACAAGCTAATTGTTATCTATTATGGTGGAGCTTACTACGATGTAACGCCTTTACAAGCAGCTGTTGCTAGTTGTACTTTAACAACAGTGCAGGCCTCAGCGACACTGACGGTCAATAAAGTAGGGCACAATTTATCAGCAGGAGATTTATTTACTTTTAGTGGTATGACTATTCCGGGAAGCGGTACGGGTTTTGTTGCAGCGGACTTTACAACTAATACATTTGAAATTGTAACAAGAGCCACCGATTCTTTTACCGTAACTATGAGTAAGGTTGAGTCGGGTTCTGGTGTAACAGGCGCTACAGGTTGTACTATAAACCCTTATATAAAACCTGGGCCGGCAATAGCTATTCCAGGCTATGGTTTTGGTGTAGCTCAATGGGGTGGTGAAACTATATCTTTAACTAAAAACGATTTAAATGGATTGTTAGCTGACACAGCTGCTGGAACAGGCGATTCTGGAACAACTGTAACTCTTACATCAGCTTCTGGGTTTTCTGCAGCAGGGCATATTTTAGTCGGGTCCGAATTAATTACTTACACAGGTATATCAGGTCAAGGTTTAACAGGTGCTGTAAGAGGAGCTTTAGGTTCAACGAGAACAGCCCATGCTGATGAAGCAGTCGTAACTGACGCAACTAATTTTGTTGCTTGGGGAAATGCAGCATCAACTACGGATGTGACGCTGGTACCTGCTAACTGGTCATTGGATAACTTTGGTACAATTTTAGTAGCTACTTTAAAAAACGGGAAAACATTTGAATGGAACCCTTCTAGTGGCTTAACTACTAGAGCGGCAGTCTCTGCAACAAACCCAACTACAAGTGTGATGTCGCTAGTTTCAGGTCGAGACAGGCATTTAATTCACCTAGGTACGGAGACAACTATTGGTAGTAATTCAACACAAGATAAAATGTTTATTCGTTTTAGCGATCAAGAAGACCGTGCCGATTATACGCCTGTATCTACAAATACAGCAGGTACTTTTAGGTTAGATTCTGGTAACGCTATCGTAGGCGGGTTACGAGCAAAAGATTATATTTTTATATTAACCGATACTTCTGCTTATACGATGCAGTTTGTAGGACCTCCGTTTACTTTTAACATACAACAAGTAGGATCTAACTGTGGTTTGATTGGACAGCATGCAGTAGTCTACGTT